TTAAAATGGATTGATCGAACTAATGCCGATCTGCAAACGATCAAGCGGTTCTCCAAACAAGCCGGCATATGTGTCTGTGTACTGTGGCAAACTCGTGCCATCATCACATACAACGCCGAGCCAGCCAGCCCGTTGTGTCGTCTGACTGCGGTAATACGCTTGCTTGTACGACTCACCAGCAGGAGTAAGAAAGATGATCTGGACTCCATCAATCACTTCGCCAGCATTACCGGCACAGCCGTTGACCGTATCATTGCGATCACCTTTGGCTACCCAAGGCAGCCAACCACTTTGAACTGTGTGGACGCGATACTTAACGCTACCATGATCAACTTTGATGTACAGCAGATCATGCTGATAATTAGGCATACCAGCAAAACCGTTGTCACCAGATCCGAAGTTGGTCACCTCATCAAGCCAACGGATACCGAGCAGATGCAGACCGTAGGCTACGTTGACATTTCTAGTTACAATTGCTTGTGGACGCGCGCTTTGTGCTGCTAGTGCGCTCTTAGATGCATCTACAGTAGTTGTCCCATTAGCAAGGTCAGCCGCCAGCTTCTCCTTTGTAATGCCCCAACGTGCTAGATACCCATACGGATCAGTGTGGTCACCCCAAATATGCTGCGTTACCCACAAATGAGACTTGATGCCCGGCGTTCCAGCACCGCCAGCGTCCAAACTAGTCGGAATGCCATATCGAGCAGCCATATCACGTGCAAGCTCAATATAAACGGCATAATCCTTCTTGAAAGTTTCGGGATCACTAGTGTGGCCCAATTCAATTTGGACCGGGCTGTTAGCATTTGCCACTGTCCCAGCGCCCCACTGAACATAGCCGGGTTCACCAACTTGATAAACCTGACCGCCATCGCCTACAACAAATGCCGTATAAGCAATTTCAGCAGCAATATTGTTTTTGAAGTAAGCGGCATTTGCACGCGCACCAGATTCAGCACCAACATCATGTAGGATAATGTAAAGTCGATTAGCTACTTGCGATGAACCTTCATTTGCACCCAAAGCAAATTCTTTATTGATGGTATAACTCATACTATTTTGCCTCCTCACTAGCTACTGGAGCAACAGATTCCGGTGCCAGCTGAGCCTTAACTGCATCTGCGGCCGCCTGAGCTGCGGCAGCTACCTTGTCTTGATTAGATACTTCCTGATCAACTGTCTTTTGCGGATAGGTTTCTGCTAGGCTGTCTTTCAAATCCGCATAAGCTTTCTCAACTGCGTTGGCAATCGTCTGCTCGTCTGTGCTGGTGAAACCAAGTGACTTCAAGCCGTCTTTCACAGCCTGAATAGCAGTCGATTTCTTAACCGCACCGTCAATTGCCTGCGTCATACCGAGATGTTCTGCCGCCGTTACGGCTGCATTTGCCAATGGGCCTAATACCTTTACCAAAGTGAGTGCTTGTTTGTTAGCAAGCACCTGTTTTGAGATCCAAGCCCCAATGATTGGAATTGCTGCTACTGCAAGTGATACCAAAAGTTCTGTCAAATTATTCATGATTTGTTTTCCTTCCTGAGACGCTCATTCTCACGTCTCAAACGGTCGTTGTCTGCGCGTAATCTGTCATTCATGTCCTCAAGCTCATCATGCCTGTTCTTCCGTTTACCCTCGCGGTAGGTCATAAAAGCGATGAGAGCCGAAGCAATACCGGCAATGTATGGAGCAGAACTGACAATAATTTTAGTTATCGCTGCTGTCACGGCTGTCACTCCTTCGCGCCAGAATCAGCACGAAGGCTGTTATGATCGCATTGCTGATCCAACTTGAGTAGATTCCAGTTGATATTGAGGTCAGTAATTGCAGTATTGTCAAGAACGACATTAAAAAGCTGGTAGTCGTAAGCAACAGACGATTGGTCACCGCTAACTGTGTTCCCCATAGCACCCAACCCCCAATCCCGAGTCCGTCAATGACAAACAAAAACCCTACAATATCATCGTTTAACCAGTCAGAGTAATGTGGGGGCCAGACGAAATAATGGTCATTGATGAGTAGAAACAAGCCAATGGCAACCATGCCAATGGCGAGTGCTGTGTGTGTCGGGTGATCTCTGATTTTATTTAGCATTGTCATCACTTCCTTCCATAAGGATGTAACGGTTAGTTATAGTTGACTCAAAGTCCCGGTGTTTTGCTGCTATCCGTGCCCTCTTTTTCAGAAACCAAAGAATCCTCTGTGTCATAAAGCAATTGCTGAAATTTGGCAATGTCAGCTCGAACTTCTTTCTTGTTCGCGTCATAGAGTGCCTGATTCTGAATTGACTGATTGACCGTATTGGCGCCATTTCCTTCTTGGTCAATAGTTGCGTTCAAATAAGCGACCTGAACATCACCAATGGTGGATGTACCTGTGAGACTGATGCTCTTGTTAGTTTTCAATGTCATGATTACTTCTCTCCTTTTTCGAACGCTTCGTACAATGCCAAATATGCATCAAGATCGGGTCCGCCTATTTCGTTCTCATCAACGTAGTCACTGATAATTCGCTGGACATCGTCAATGTGATTCACATAAGTACCACCTTCGATTTCGGCCTTCTGCTCAAGCCATTCACCATGAACCTTGTTGTACTCACGAGCTAGGTCGGGATTCAGCTGAATATTACCGTTCGAATCTGTTTTTGATTCTCCGTTCTCGTCTTTAAGAGCATACTGAGCGACTAAGGCTTGCTCATCCTCACCAGCAGATTTCAAAGTTTGCTTTAACAATTTGATGAACTTGGCAAGCGCCAGAGCATCCCTGCCCTTAACTTTTATTTGTTCAACAAGTCTGTATACGTTAGCAATATTTGCATTTTCAAGTGTGATTTTCATGTTTTCCTCCCAAATTAAAAGCGCCAGCCTATGCCGTCGCTTTGAGTTCATCGATTTCAGTTTTCATTTGTGCCAGCAGTGGCAAAAGCGCTGCCGCGATCCGGTCGTACTGGATCCCTTCAAGCTCACCATCTGGCCCACGGACAACCAGATCCTCAAGACCGGCAGCTTCCAAATCCTCAGCAATCAGGCCAAAGTTGGTCTGTGGTAACTCTTTTTGCTCGCCGCTTGCATATCGCTCCATGGCTGCCTTGTCCAGCCAGTGAGCGTTTGGCACGGTCAGCAACCGCTCAGCCAAATCGGTCGACCGGGTTCGCTCGATGTTGACCTTGTACTTGCTGGCTGAGGTGCTGCGGACGAGAGCACCATCAGAAGCAACAAATGCGTTTGGAGATGATGAGGTTGTTTTTGACCACGCAGAAGGTATATGCACGTAGTCAGCTTCAATATTAATGCGTGTTCCTCCAGTTAATCCGTTTTGGTTGTAGCCAACCATAATAGATGGAACGGTAGACATTCCCAAACCCGTTGAATATAATCCGCCTCCGATGATTCTCACACCACGATTAGCGCCACCTACAACAGTGTCATAGTTTTTTGAAATCGAAATACCACTGAAATCTTTTTGGAAAAGTGGTACCCCACTAAGAAAAGAGTTGTTTTCTCCAGAAACAGAGACGGTTAAAACATCACGGCCTACGATTTCAGCGCCCCTTCCAAGAGTTTGACTTGATCCGACATTATCGATAGTCAAATAAGGTGTCTGATCCGTGTCAAAAGCATAGGGTTGGGTAAATGTCATTGATCCGCCCTTAAGCAAAACACTATTGTTGCTGTCCGTTACTGATATATATTTTTGGTCGACGTTGATATCAATGTTGTTGTCAGTTGAGTGTATGCGGCCTTTCTGGAACTCAACCATCCCTGTATTCAAATTGATGGCCAAGTTAGCGCCAGAAATCGTGCCAGTCACAATAGCTGATGCGTTCAGGTTGATTACGTTGAGATTGGCCGCATTCAACGTCCCGGTGGTGATCTTGTCAGCAGACAAACTTGCGATCGCTGCTGAGGGGATGAAGGCATTGCCTGTAAAGACAACTGTTGGTGCATCTAGAACAAGCTTGCCGCTTTGAATCAAAGTGCGGTT